GGCTCGATTGCGCTTGGTTACGCTAAACTATTTTTTGGTTTGAGACTCGCGAGCCTTCTCTTTCGAGAATTGCTCTGCGAACTCATTCCAAACTATGGAAGTGTCCATGAACAATCGGTCTTGACCAAGACCTCTCGTCCATCGTCTCTCCGCATGAGGCGGATCAACAAACCCCTCGACCATTCCAAGGCCCGGTTGACCGATTTTGGCTGTCTTTCTTAGCGCCTTCCACAGATCTAAGATCCGTGCATCTGAAGGGCGCACCTCGTCCTCTCGGATAAGGTACGTTATTCTCGAAGGAAGCAATGATGCTTCAGATTCGTCGAGCATTACACTAGTCCATAATTCCTCAACAGTCTCCCAGGCCGGCATCACGAATGGCGACAATACTCTTAGTTTGTCGTTGATACTCGAGAAGACCTTTCTTAAGGCTTGAGTATGCGGATACGTCACCCACTCTCGGAAAAAGTCATTAAAGGCTTGTACCGAAATACATCTTGTTAGACTCTTCCCGTCCCCCAAATAAGAGTCGATTCTTACAAATCCTTTCTTACTTGCCTCTCCATGAGGTTGTGCCTCTCCCTTCTTCAAGGGTCTATATTCACCATGATGGTAATTATAGAGGGCACTAAAGGGTAAATGGGCTTCAAAGCGCGTTACTCTCCCAATCAAGGCCTGGAGGATCCGTTTCCACAAGGTGAAAGCTGTGCTCCACCAAGTTTTCACTTCTCTTCCCATCATCCCGGGGCCTACGGCAGTGAGCCATGACTGTAAGGTCATAGCCCACACACCGCCCGGGCGATGCAAGTACGCGGACATTCTACCGCAACGATTGGCCAGTACAAATCCAAGACTGAGCTTAGATAGGACCTTGTAACCGAAGCCCGCAAATCGTGCTACAGACGACAACTTCACTACCCCATAACGAAGTTGCTTTCTCACCAGTTCTTCGAGAGACCCTATGTGGCGTAACGCCACTAGGGCCTCAGCGAGAGAAATTGGTGAGCAGTCTGTCCCGTTGATGTAAGTTCGCTTAGCGAACTCAAGAGATTTAGTATGGGAAACCAGACTTTTGGCTAGTCCGATCTCGACACCTATCGTCTCCATTATCTTCAGGTATTCTTGGGCGACGGCTTTGTCAGCGATGACAATATCGTCACCAAGTACTGCATACCACTCGAACCAGCCTCTCACCCGGTACACCCTCATCGCTGCTAATTGCACGATTGCATGGTGCGTTACCGCGAGCATAGCCCAAGAGGAATATGCTCCCATAGGCTGACCTACCGCGTATCGGACGTGCGTTCGACCAACATTATAGCTTTTGGCTATACGAGGAAGTTTGTACGCCCTACCCACGAGTAGGAGAACCCACAGTTGCGCCAACTCAGTCCCCATCACTTCTTTTAAGAGTGCCTCTTGAAGAGAGATCGGCAACCGGTCGGTTGCCGCGCTCAAATCATATGAGGCTACGAATGTTCTACCTGTTTCGTTCATTCTCTTGATCAACCGCTCCACAGGAGCGATTTGATCGAAGGTTCCGTCCGTACAGATAGGTCGTAATCTCTTAAATAAAGCCTTATGCAAGGGGAGCATAATGGCCTGTGTGAGGACGTCCACCATGGCAAACACACGTATCTTTCCAGGTTCCTCCTTGAAACCTAACTTACCCAGAGCCGTTACCGGCCACCAGGTCTGAAAGAGCTTAGACGTAGTTGGTGATCCAGTCCTCAAACTTCCTAAGAAGTCTAAGGCTGATACCTTTGATCCTTGCTCTTCACGGAACCATTCTCCGAGCCTTTTCACAAAGGGTCGGATGGCCCACACGAGTTCTACCCCATCGACCACCGTCAACCATCGCAGCAATAGCTGTAGGTATCGGGGTTCGAGCGCCCATCGGACTAAGTCCAATGGTAACGCAGCCACAGAGGCAAGTCCTCCCGAGTTAGGAGAGGACTTACGTATGACAGGGATAGACCACGGCGTTAGGTCCTTCGAAGGGACTAATTTCCAAGACATCTGAGCAGCTTGCTCAGCTATCTTTAGAAACTCGGGAACCCACCCTCTCCACTCATCTACGAAAGCCTTGGGTATTACTACCCCAGGCGAGTAGATGGTTTTGAGTTTTAGACTACCTTTAAACTCTATCACTCGGTATAAACCGAGGAGGGAGAGCCAAAAGCGAATAGTGGGCACATCTCCTTTAATCACCAGGAGACGTTGCTGCGGATTAATTATCCGCGGCACCCCCTTTCGGGTACGAGCTACATTGCAGCCTAGGTCCCAAGGCGCTGGTATAATAAACCCACCTGCGCTCTGCTGAAGCAGAACGTAAGCAGCTTTAAGATACTTCGCTGTCCCTTTTGAACCTTGAGCCCGGTGCAACTTCACAACATTGTGAGCGTATCCAAATGAGATCTTCACAGTCGAGACACTTAGAGTTCCATAGACCAACGGGATTATCCTTAGGATTAGTCCCGCTAGTTTTGCTCTGCTTTTTACAGCAGAGGACCAGTTCTGGTTCGCGCTTACCAATTTAGCGTAAAGGTGTTTTATGTTTTGCATAATTCATCAATTCGTTTTAAAGTTGGGGCGTTCCCCTGAACCTTCGGTTCCCCAGCCACTCCGTGGAATGGTGGGCCGCAGGTCGCCTTAGTAAGGCCGAAACCACCCGTTCATCGAGGTCACTCGAATGAGCCCTCTCAGTAACGGGTAATTAAGTGTCGTGACCGGAGGCAATCTCACGGAATAACAGCCCCTCCACCTTTCGGTGGAATTTTCCCTCTCTAAAACCCTCTTACTCCGATCGGAGAAAGAAGGAGATAGTCAGGGACGTCGTGCTAAGCACAACACTGTTATGAACCGCTTCAACTCCTACGGGACGCTCAAGTCTTTCAATACACCGACTCCACTTCTACTTATGGCTGATTAGGCCAACCGCTTCGTCGGTTATATCCCTTAGAGCCCTAGCCGGAATTCACCGGATTAACGTTCATAACGACATCTTGTGGACATCGTTATTTACTAAGGTTTCGAGGCAGGCCTCGGAGGTTTAAGGAACCTCAAGACTTGTACTAATACGAAGGGCACCGTCCCTTTAAGAACGGTACCCCCCAGGGTATCATAGTTCGCTTTCATCCTAGACTCTGTCCTCTAACATTGCTTCCTCCTCCGAGGGAGTAAGATTCCTCCCCCGCGCTTGGTTACAATGCTAAATTGATCATCTAAGATTTATCAAGAACTATGAAACAAGCAGTTTCCTTTATAAACTGTTAAGTTCATACTTACTTGCATCCGGGCCGAGCCCGG